CAACTGCATCAAGATTTAGCCTTGTTTCTACAGATACAAGACATTTACTTATTTTTGGTACTGAGACTACGATTGGAAGCACAGGAACTCAGGATGATTTATTTTTTAGATTTTCAGATAGAGAGGATGCAACAGACTACACACCAGTTGCAACTAATGAAGCTGGATCTTTAAGAATATCAGATGGATCAAAAATAGTAGGTGCTGTTAAATCTGCAGGACAAATACTAGTTTGGACAGATACATCACTACACGGTATTCAATTTGTTGGAACACCTTTTACTTTTGGTCTTAGACAGCTAGGTGCAAACGCTGGTCTTATTGCTCAACATGCAGCTATAGAAGTGAATGGTATAGCTTATTGGATGTCCGATGACGCATTTTATCTATATGATGGTGTTGTTAAAAAAATGCCTTGCTCAGTTCAAGATTTTGTTTTTGACGACATTAGTTATACAAATAAAAATGACATAGCTGTAGGACTCAATACAGCTTACAATGAAATTATTTGGTATTATCCTTCAGCAAATGCATCGCAAATTGATAGAGCCGTAGCATATAATTATTTAGAAAGAACTTGGTATACCGTTAGTTTAGGCAGAACTACTTGGCTTGGTGCTTATGTTTATGAAAAACCAATTGCCACTGAGTATAATGCTAGTGCCACAGCTAACATATCGACCATACTAGGTTTAACTGCGGGTGCTTCTTCTATATATGAACACGAGTCAGGTAATAATCAAGCAGACGGCACAGCCATAACAGCATTTTTAGAAACAGGTTCTGTAGAGATTGCTGATGGTGATCAACTAATGTCCATTAGCAAATTAGTTCCAGATTTTGACAACTTATCAAATACGATGACTGCAAGATTAACATTAGAGCAATATCCTCAATCCTCCTCTAATGTCACGTCAAATGCAAGTATTACTAGCACCACAGAAAAAGTAAGTGTTAGAGGCAGGGGTAGAGCAGTAAAAATACGATACACAACCAATACTGTAAATGATACACCTTGGAGACTTGGTTCACAAAAATTAGAAATAAGACCAGACGGTAGAAGATGATCAATCCACTATTTAGGCCTCAAGAAGATCAATTACAAGGCGATGCTTTAGTAGAACAAATGCAAATGCGAATGACTCAAAGAGATAAAAAAACACCTGCTTTTTTAGCTTACTTTAAAGATGTCATGGATACTAAAGGATATCCAACTAAAACTATGGAGGAGTATGGATTTCAGCCTACCTTATCAGGTTTATTAGAGCAAGCAAATCCAATATCTGGTGCACAGCAAGCAACACCTGGCAATCCGTTTGGACAGTTATCTCAAGTAGACTCTGAAGAAGAATTAATTCAATCTGGACAATTTTTACCAGATATACCAAAAAACATTGCTTCTCCTGGCTTACCACCTAGCAATAATTTTGTAGATGACATGAGAGATAAAACACTTCCAACATTACAGTTTCCTGAAGGCACAGGCCCATTACAAACTGTACAAGGTCCTGAAGATACACAACCTTTTGACAGAATAGGTCAACAAATGATAAATTTTGAAGATATGTTTGGACCTTTAAATACTCGTTTAAATAAGATAGAAGAGGGTATTGCAAGTTTATTGAAAAATAGAGGACAGGGATTAAATATGAATACCATGCCAAGTAGAAACATGAACAATTTTTTTCAAGAACCAATAGGTAGATTTCCTTTTAGGAGTTTTTATGGCTAAAATTACAATAACTAGATTACCTAACGCTACACCAGAGTATGATGCTGGTCAGTTTGATCAAATGATTAGGTTACTTGATCAAATAATACTTTTATTAAATACTAACTATCAACAAGATTTAAGAGAAGAAGCAGAGTCGGAGGGTTTTTTCCTTGGCTAATACATTTAAAAGTGCAATGGTTGATATTACATCAACAGATCTTACAACCATATTGACAGTGCCTACAGCTAATCCTGGTGCTACACCACCTGTGCCACCTACAACCGATGTTATTAAATCTATTTTAATTTGTAATGACTCAGGAAGTACCACTTTAGTCGATTTAGAAGTATTAAGATCATCTGCAACTTTTGAATTATTTAAAGCTAAAAGTGTAGCAACAAATACTACAACAGAATTATTATCTCAGCCTCTTGTATTACAAGAATCTGATGTATTAAAAGCGCAGGCCAACGCTGCTAACCAAGTTCACATAATTGTAAGCTTTATGGAGGTTACAAAAGGTCAACTTTAGAAAGGATTAATATGAAATTACAAGGTATGTTTGTCACTCCTGTGTTTAC